CCTTAGTTATTGGTTCGGATTCTAAACCTACTTCTGTGCCAGCCTTATTACCTGTCTTAGGCCATTTTTTTACTGTAAGCATAAACCTACGGTTAGACCTTGAAGTAAGACCTTGTGACAAATCCTTTTGGAAGTAATCGGTTGAAATAGCATCATTCAGTATATTTAGGTGTTGAAGAGGTACAACTCTGTCTGTTCCTCTTGGTATAACTATAGTCCAATCTCCGGCTGTCACAGGTACTGGCCCCATTTCTGTACTGTCCTTACCATACTCAATATTTATCACGGCATGACCTTCTGGAACGAAATCACCCTTTTTCCATTCAGCCGCCATCTTCATACCATTAGGTAGGACTACAAAACGGCCCTCTCCTGCTGGTGCATAATTATCGTGCCTCTTCTGTGTAGGCAAATTTTCACTTGGTAATAAACCACCTGCTATAGACATATTTCTCTCCTTATCTCCGTTATTAGAATGTGGGTGACCGAAGCCACCCACTACTGAATTACACTATTACGCTAGTGCAGTCTGCTCCCAAACAATGTTTGGATCATAGATGTATTCAACCCACCAAATAAGTGAGCCAGTACTAGCTACTCCACCAGTATGAGTCCATTGCAGGACAACTGGAACAACCTTTTCACCAGATTCGGAATAGGTTTGACTTACTGTGTAAGAAGGTTTTGTGCCTAAGAGTGCTCCACCTAGAGACTCTGTTCCACCACGGCAACTGAGGTATTTACCGAGAACTTTTAAATTTGCGGTAGCAGCGGCTCCTGCCATAAATCCGTTAGGATCGGCAGTTGCGGCAGAAGCATCAGCCTGAGCTAATGTTCCTACTGTACCTGTTTCGGCATATGAAGCAGTACTTGCGTTAAATGCTGCTGTAACAATAATTGGAGTATCAATAACAATTGCACCCCAAGGTATAAGAATATTACTAACTGCGGCATGAGTAGCAACCGAAGTATATGTTCCTAAAGCGACTGACTTTCTGCCAGACATTTGAGGAGCATTAGTAATTCTTGTCTTTAAAGAATCCATAAATTTTCCTTTTTAGAATGTGAAACCCCTCCCATTGGAAGGGGTTATTTAGTTATGCAAGTTTAGTACAAACTACTTCTAGTCTATACATATTAAGGTCTTGCAATATGATGCAGGAATAGAATGTATCCCATGCTACCGTACCACGCTGTCCTAGTGGATCACCGGGGCCGGGTTTAGGCATAACAACCTTAGAACGGAGCGAATCCATTCCACCTAGAGTTGCACAACCAATTGCGTCTTCTCCAATTATTAAAACTGGATAAACGTCATTGTTTACTCCACCTGTAGATACACAGTTTGCAACACCATTGGTGTCACCTGCATCCTTAAAGGGAGTTGCCTGAGTTGTGGTAATAAAACGTACTCCTTCTACACCACCAATCTCACCCTCAATTGCATCACTCTGTTCAGAGTACTTCTCTACAGCTACAAAGCCGGGAAGTGCCTGAATGTCTTGACGTAGGTCAGGATGGCAAATCGCAATATACGATTCACGGATTGGTTCGGTAGCGATACCAACGGATGCCTTTAGCTTTGACTTGAGCTTCTGTGCATCGTTGTTCTCAAGGACACGAATTGCCGTTTGAAGGGCAGATAATGTCTGAGTCCCTGCTGAGGGATTACCAAGTGTCGGTGCAATATTACCGATTGTGAAGTCCACATCTGTACGAGCAACATTAGTTGTTCCTACATACTTTACCTGTGTACCAGCACGGAAGACCTTGTAGCTGAGAAAGTCAATTGTCTCACCAGCCTGTGTTGCCTGTCGTTCTGATATAATTTTTAAAACCGGATCGCTGGCTGCTGCCATCTGGACATCCGTGGTATTCACGTATGAACCATACTGCTTTAGCGTGTGCATGAGCGTAGTATGCTCAAGACTTGAGAAGTCCGGTGTAACACCTTCTGCAATAGGCGTATCCACTACTGGAAAACGCTCATACCTGCGGTGTCTAATCTCTAATCCCTGTTTCTGGGGCTTAGTTTCTTTTTGTGCGAATTTCGCAAATGTCAGCAATCGCTTTGCAATTGGTAACATCTTCTTTTGTATGGTAAAGGCATCATTCTTGCTTAGATCACCATAAGATGATCCGCTTATTGAGCCTGTTCCTCCATATGCAGCCATAATTAACTCCTATATTATTGTTATTCGGGAATATTTTCCCATAATTCATCATCGGACATATTGTCCGTGTTTTTACTTTTCACGGGTGCGGAGTTTCCTAAAAGACCAGTCGCTGCTGCCCTCTTAGCTTGTCGTTTTGTACTCGTTTTGACGTTTTTTTCGACTTCTGGAGGTCGCCACGCATCTTGACCCGATTGGGTTGAAAGAAATAATTGCATAACAGAGGCATGATCGATTGGGTCTGTTGACTCAGTCATCATTTTTGTCATCGCTGGACTACCTAAAACAAATGCTTGAAAATCAGCATCCTTGTCTATATCTCTGTAGTCATTTCCTACATTATCATGCATATAACCCTCATGATACTGTAAAAAGTTCTGATAGTTTTGTTCCTTACCCTGATCTTCTAAATACTTTAACCGTTCTTGAGACTGTATGGTGGCTTCCTGCAAGGTACTACCCTGTTTAGCCATTTCATGCTGAATCATTTTACGGAAAGTAGAAGACAGTTCAGAAAACTCCTCCATTGTCTGCTTGTCAGCATCATTGAAAAAAGAACTACTATCTTTAGGATCAACTGGGGGTGCTTCCGTTTCTGAAAGGCCGTCCTTAACCCTTTGAAGTGCTTGTTCTCTCTCAACATCTCTAAGCCTTAGCTCATCGAAGTCTTGACGTAATCTAGCAGAATCTTCATTCCTTTTATGAAACTCTTTTTCTAAATCCTTATATCGAGATTCATAGTCGTGCTGTGGTTCTTCAGGTTCTTCTTCGTCTTCGGTCTCATCATCTTCTGATTCTGGCTCCTCAGCTTCTGCTTCAGTTTCTTCTGCTTCTGCTTCTACTTCAGGGGTACCTTCTTCAGTTGATTTACCTTCAACTTCTTCTTCCTGAGTCCATAGTTCTTCGTCTGAGGCTTCTGAATCTTCAGCTACCTCATCGAGTACCTCTTCTTCTGACATATTCTCCTTCCAATGTCCCGATTAAACGGATTGGTTAATATTGGCCCTTTCCTTAATGGAGTAAAGGCTATTCTTATTTCGGTTCAGCAATCTCAAGCATTTCTGTCCATGCCTGTATCTTGCCAATAGATACATTATGCCTTGAAACTGACTCTTGGTCAACTAATTGTTTCAATTTAATTATATCATATGCATCTTGTATTCTTTTTTCAATCATTTCTTTATAAATTTGCCAACCCGGAGATTGGCTTAACATACCTAACATATCATTGCGGGGCATTTTCTGCGAACTCCCTTTTTCTTATATCTTGTGCAGTTGGGCCTCCCTGTAGTCTCTCTTGTGCTGGCCCTGCTTGTGTTGGGTCTTCAGGCATCTGTCCTTGAGGTTGTTGCATTTCTTCTTGAGGTGGAGGCATTCCCCCTTGTTGTTGTTGCTGTTGTTGTTCTTGTATACTCTCTTGCTCCATAACTTGCCTTAATTCTTCCTGCTCCTGTTCTTTTGATTCTTCTGACCTTATTCTAGTTAATTGTGATTCTTGTCTCATTTTTTCTTCACGTAATATAACACTATAATTCTCTAAATTAGAAGGATGTAGAACATTACCTTGATTCATTAGTAATATTCTTTCTTGAATTTCTAATTTACGCTGGTCTTCTCCTACAGACTGCTTCTCATCTAATAGAGCCTTATTCTGCTCTTTTGCTATACTAGACTCTGTTTGAGCTTGTGTCTGTTGTTGCATTATTTGAGCTTGCTGTTGTGCTAGTTGAGCCTTTGCTTGGGTTTCTTGTTGTAATTGCTGTGCAATAGCTTGTTGAGCAGCTTGAGCTTGAGCTTCCATTTGTTTTTGCTGTGCTTCAGATGCAGCTTGCTGTTCCTTTGTCACCTCTTCTTCAGTCTTTACAACCTTATCTGGTTCCATGTTAAAAGCACGTAGTAATGGTCTTGTAAATGCTTCATTCTTAAGATATTGTTTTATTTCAGGAAATTGACCAATTACCTGTAGGAAGTTAATAAGTTGTGTATTATGTACTTCTTTAGCAACATACTGCTCGTAACCAGTTGATATTGCTTCATAATCTCCCTTAATGGACATGTCTGTAGAGTCCACCATAAGCCACCTATATACGGCACCTATGTTCTTGGTGATCATTGAAGATACTGATCTTACAACGTCTGCGGTCTGCCTGTTTGCATTGGAATTAAGGATAGACATGCCTGTGGCTGTCTTGGTTTGTGATGGAGACTGATCCCCATATCCTATACTGGTTTGACCTGAGTCTAGGTCTGCCTCACGTTCCATCTGCTGGATTACTGATAGGAGTCCATTTGTTACATCTGGAATCTGTACTGAAGTGAAGGAATCTCGGACTGAAGCTCCGGGTTTTACACGAAACTGTTTACCCGGATATATCTGTTCTGTGTCTGTACCCGGTTCAAATGCATTGG